GTTTGACACTATGCCCAGCCCGTGGAGCTTCAAAACATACCTAAAGGATTTTAAGGTATGTTTTGAAGCTCCACGGGCTGGGCATAGTGTCAAACCTGATTACTTCTATGAAATGGTTAAGCGTGTTACGGCTGGTAGTAGGTTAGATATGTTCGGAAGACGTCGTATTGATGGATTTGACAGCTGGGGGAAAGAAGCGCAATGAACACATTTGCAGAAAATAAAAAGTGGGAAGAAAAGCATTTTGCGGAGGCCAAGCTAATATTAGAAAGCCAACTAAGTAAAATTGTTAAAATTAGTCTTGCTACACCAGAAGAGGATATGACAATGGCTACTGATGCGAAGATAGTATTAACTGGCAGCAGTATTGCTTTACGGGTAAGAAGGGATACAGGATTTAGGGATTTTACTATTAGAGCATATAATCGTGGCAATAAAACAGAAATAGAAAAACTGCGCGAAGGATACTGCGATTGGTATTTGTATATGTGGACTGTAGATAATACTGTCAAAGACTGGATACTAGTTGACATGAATAAAATGAGACAGTCTGGATTGTTAGAAGAACAAAGAAATGTGAAAATGAATCGCGATAATTCTACTGGTTTTATCGCCTATTCCATCCAAGAGTTAGAGGCATATGGGCTTATTGTGGCAAAGCACATAAATGGGGATAGTAGCACCAATGAGGTTTGGACAATAAATTCAAATTGTTTTGATGATTAGCGTTATAACATCAAAGGAAAAGGGGACGTTTATATCCATGAGTGATTACAAGTTTATATCAGCCGATAGTATGGAAATTGTGAACAGAGAAAGGAAACAAGAGATAATGAAGAGACAGAGTGCACATGATTATGTTTATTGTCCAGAGTGCGGCGTGAGAGTGGTTCACGAAAGCGGCTGTGTGGTGTGCCCGAGTTGCGGGTGGGGTTTGTGTGGGTAATAAAAGGGGTAAACAACTTTGATGGTGGTTTACAAACAACATTTTAAACAACTTTCAGGGTGGTTAGGGGGTTCAAGATGGTAGACTTATTACTTGGAGGAAGCCCATGTCAAGGATTCAGTTTTGCAGGTAAGCAGTTAAACTTCTCTGACCCACAAAGCAAATTGTTTTTTGATTATGTTAAGGCATTAGAAATTCTGAAACCAAAGTATTTCCTGCTTGAAAATGTAAAAATGAAGAAAGAATACGAAGACATAATCACACAGCATTTAGGCGTGAAGCCTATAGAAATCAATTCTGCTTTGGTATCTGCACAGAATAGAAAAAGGCTCTATTGGACTAATATCCCTGGAGTTACTCAACCAGAAGATAAAGGCATAATGCTTAAAGATATAGTTCATGAAAATGTTGATTTTAAAACATGCTTATACAACCGAAAAACTGGATTAGGCAAAGAAATTGACAAATCCACTGCATTATGTGCTTCTGACTGGAGAGGTTTGAATAGAAATCAAAACCAAACGAGTGTAGTAGTGGAATTAGCCGAATATATAGTTCCATTTGATAAAACGCTTCAGATATTAGATAAAGAAGTTGAAAAAGGCAAGGTCGGCTATTTCGGGAAAGACAGTCAAGGCAATAGAGTTTATTATATACATGACAAAGCAGTAACATTATGTGGCAATGCTGGAGGCAAAGGTGCAAAAACTGGATTATATTTATTTGGTTGTATTACTCCAGATAGGGTCAATAAACGCCAAGACGGTCAAAGGTTTAACGATGGTAATAAGTTCTATACTTTAACAGCACAAGATAGGCATGGAGTGTTGGTTGAAGGATACATAAGAAAATTGACACCTATTGAATGTGAAAGGTTACAGACTTTACCGGATAATTATACTGCCGTAGGTGTTATTGACGGAAAAGAAATACCAATATCTAATACACAAAGATATAAAATGCTTGGCAATGGCTGGACTGTAGATGTAATAGCCCATATATTATCATTCATTCCAGAAAAATATCTACATACTGTTGTAAGTTTATTTGATGGTATCTCCTGTGGTCAAGTTGCGCTTGAAAGAGCAGGCAAGATTTACAACCGGTATTACGCATCAGAGATTGATAAATATGCTATTGCAGTTACCCAAAAGAATTATCCCCACACTATGCAATTAGGGGATGTAACTAAGATTGACTGGGATGCATTCCTTGATAGGCTTAATTTGATTTAAAAGGTTTCATAAGGTGTTACAATGCGAAAATCTTTCAAAATTACTTGAAATTCTAAAAAATCATTTTCTATCTATGTGTTAAAATATAAATATGAATTGCAAAAACAAATGGAGGTGCGTAGAATGTTCATCGCTATTTCAGACAGTGTGTTTGTTAACGCAGAATATATATCTGGCATCAGGATTGAAGAATTTTTCTTAGCAGATGGAGAGAGATGGTATGTGCATTTATATGGTAGCTTTGACTTACCACCAGAACTGTTAGAAAGAGACGGCAGTATTTTAGTAGGTCCGTTTGAAACTAAACAGCAAGCGATAGAATCCATATTTAGTTCAAGTCAAGAAATTGTCTTTGAAGCGGAGCAGTAGAATGGAGTTTAAGACGAGCTGTTCTTCCAATGTGATAACCGTAGAATTAGACAGCGGGTTAGAAACATTAACACAAACGGTTTATTTGATGTCAGACGTTCATTTTGACAGCATTGTCAGCGATAGAAACATTCTTAAAAAGCACCTTGACAAAGTCTTACAAGAAGATGCTTTAATTGTTATTGGTGGTTCTTCTAGTGACAGTGCTAGATGTGTGCTTGTTCGTGAATTGGTGTTTCATCTATAAAGGAGGTGCAAGGAATGAACATATTGTTAACAAATGATGACGGGTATCAAGCTGAAGGATTTAGAGAGTTAAAGCACGCATTAGAAAAAGAAGGACATTTTGTAGTTGCTTGCTCGACAACTGACAATGCTAGTGGGTGCGGTACTGGTAGAGATTTGTCGCTGAACTGGGAAGTTGAAATTCACGATGACGGAAAGATGCCAATATTTGCCATCAGAACGGACAGAACTGTAAACTGTATAGATTTTGGTAAATTTTATTTTGAAACGCTTGGTAAGGATATAGATATGGTCTTAGTTGGAATTAATCACGGACCTAATTTCACGTGGACTGATTTATACAATTCTGGAACAATGGGTGCAGGAGCTTACGCAGTTCATAAAAAATACACTTCTATAGCCCTATCTGAAATAAACGGACATTACAGATATTTCCCAGAATTAGCCAAATTCGTTGTTGAAAGAATATACCAATTCGATGTTCCTGAAGGAACGTTGTTAAGTATCAACTTTCCTGATTGTAAGCCTGATGAATTCAAAGAAGATTTTGCGGTGCTTCCTTCTAATTTAGATGGCGGTTGGCATAGATATTTTGAAACGCATTTAGACAGCAACGTAATGTATGTAAAAGTGTTACCAGTCCGTGTTCGTAGTATAGCTGAAGAGTTTTTATCACAAAACAAAGCTGTTGTGCAATTCTTAAAAGTTCCTTACGAATAGGTGATAATATGTCTAAGCGACTAAGAGCTCCATTTACTTGGTATGGAGGAAAACATTTTATGGTTAAAAAACTCTTGCCTTTAATACCGAAACACCACACGTATGTGGAGGTGTTTGGTGGTGCTGCCAGCTTACTTTTAGCTAAAGATCCATCGCCAGTGGAGGTGTATAACGACATTGACAGTGGGCTAGTTAACTTCTTTAGGGTGCTAAGGGATAAAAATAAGTTTCAGAAATTTTACGAGCAGGTCGTGCTAATGCCTTACTCCAGGGAGGAGTACTATGAATGCCGAGAGACCTGGGACAAAGAAGAGGACGACGTGCAGATGGCAGTTAAATGGTTTGTGGTGGCAAGGCAGAGCTTTAGNGGTATTTTCGGCAGAGCCTGGGGATATGTTGTAACAAGTTCAGTACGTGGAATGGCGAATAATATAAGCAAGTACTGGGGAGCCATAGACATGTTACCTGAGGTTGCTGAGAGGTTGTTACGGGTTCAGATAGAGCACAACGATTTTAGAAAAATTCTTAAGGCGTACGATACCGAAAACACCTTCTTTTACTTAGATCCGCCATATGTGCTAGATACACGAACCGAAGCTGTGTATCGTTACGAGATGGCTTTAGAAGACCATCAGGAGTTAGTGGATATGCTGCTGCACATTACGGGTAAAGCAATGCTATCGGGTTACGACCACGAAGTCTATAAGCCGTTAGAAGAAGCTGGGTGGACTAAATTGGTGTTTGAAGCTATGTGCTGGGTTACAGGAAGGACTAGAGCCCAGAAGCACATCTGTAATGACAGCAATAAGCATAAACTTAAGCGTAAAGAGTGTGTTTGGCTAAATTACGTTCCTGCTCCATATAAGCAGATGGAGCTGCTGGACGTAAAGTACGGGACGTAAACAATGTTAATCCAGGTAATGGCACCGGGACACAAGGTGAATAGATTATGAAATACGTCAAAATGCAAACTACGGCAAAAGTGGGTATGAAAATATCAGGGGTGCTTTAGGGTGAATTCTGAAGTTTATGTCGCAGTAAAAAACAGGGCTAATGGAAGGTGTGAATTGTGTGGCAAGTTGTCTAGCGATTTGGAATTGCATCATGTGGTGTCTGGGTTTGGCAGGCGTAGACAATATGAGAGTGTGGAGACGTGTATAATGTTATGTGTGGAATGTCATCGTGCTGTGCATGATAATGCGAAGTTGAACAGAGCATTAAAATTGTTAGTTGAAGAACGCCTATACCGTGCGGGGTATAGTGAGAACGAAATAAGACAAATAATGGGGGGGAGGTTATTTTAATGACACAACCGCAAGTGCAGATGGTTGCAATAGATGAGTTGAAGCCACATCCGAAGAATCCGAGAAAGCATAGCGAAAAGGCAATCAAAAAGCTTGTTGCAAGCATTAGGGAATTTGGCTGGACTAATCCTATTCTTGTATCTGAGGACGGAGTGGTATTGGCAGGACATGCGAGATTAAAAGCCGCAAAAAAGGCTGGGATGAAGGAAGTGCCCGTTATTGTTTTACCGTTGAGTGGAGCAAAGGCCGATGCTTATATGATTGCAGATAATAGGTTGCAAGAAGATAGCGACTGGGATGAAGAGTTACTCGCTGAATTGGTGGAGGAGTTAAAGGAGCAAATCGACTTAGCTATCACAGGGTTAGAAGAGAAGGAAATTAACGAGATTTTCGGCGAGATTGCAAAAAATACCGATTACGTTAGCCGTGGCGAGGCAGTACATTATGAAGTAAAAGGGTTGCAGCCAAGTATTGAAGAGTTGTGCGATGATAGTAAGACAAAGGAACTTATAGCGGAGATTGAGAAGTCAAAGCTTCCAAAGAAGGAGAAAGAGTTCTTAATTAAAGCGGCACAAAGGCATTTGGTATTCAATTATTCCAAGATAGCCGAGTACTATGCTCATGCGAGTAAAGAGATGCAGGAACTCATGGAAAAGTCAGCTTTAGTCATAATTGATTACGATAATGCGATAGCTAATGGGTATGTGGAGCTGACAAAGACAATAGAACAGCTGATGCGAGAGGCACGAGATGCGGGATGATTTCGGTATTTTCATTGTGAGTCATGCACGTGCAGAAGAAGTTTTAGACAATACGTTGAAGGTGCTCCAGCGTGGGCGGTACACTGGGCAATGGTGGATTGTCGTTGATGATGAAGACCCGCAGCTTGATTTGTATAAAGAGTTATGGAGCAAGCGGCTGTTGATATTTTCCAAGAAAGAGATGCTGGACACCATAGATTTGTGCGATAACTTTTATGAAGATAGGAAGACAGTTCTATTTGCCCGTAATAAGTGCTATGACTTGGCGAGAGAGTTGGGATTAACGTATTTTGCGATGTTGGATGATGACTTAAAGGCGATACACTACAGGTTTGTTGAAAATGGCAAACTGCGAGGTGCACATGTAACAAATTTGGATGAGCTGTGCGATGCGATGATAAAGTTTCTTGAAGTGTCGGGGGCAAAGATTGTTGCATTTGGACAAGATGGCGATTTTATAGGAGGAGCAAAAGGAAGGTTCAAACAAAAAGTTATCCGTCGTGCGGTAAACTCATTTTTCTGTAAGGTAGATAGGCCAGTCCAGTTTCGGGGAAGGATATACGAGGATACGATAGCTAACATAACACTGGGTATGCGAGGGGATTTGTTCTTTACCATATTGGATGTGCAGACATCACAGCGAGCGATGGGTAAACTTAAAGGCGGGATGAAGGAGGCTTACGATTATTATAGCTACTATGTAGCTGCATTTTATAACGTGATGAATGCACCCGGAGTTGCAAAGGTATTAGTAACCCACAAGGATAAGCGGCGGTTTATAAACTCCTATGCGTGGGACAAATACGTAGTGCCCATTTTAGACGAGAAGTATAAGAGATGAGAGACGATTTCGCCATATTCATTTTAAGCCATGAACGTGCCGATAATATAAAGACGTTAAAGATGTTGGCGGAAGCGGGGTACACAGGCCGATGGTATATTGTTGTAGATGATGAGGACAGGCAGTTAGAAAGGTACAAGGAGCTTTACAAGGACAAAGTTCTTGTATTCAGTAAGGATGAAGTAGCCAAGACGATAGATGTCGGCGATAACTTTGATTTCAAAAGTGCAATTGTGTATGCAAGGAATGTGTGCTTTGATTTGGCGGAGCAGTTAGGGTTAAAGTATTTCTTGGAGCTTGACGATGATTACGATTCGCTAATGTACCGTTATAGTAGGTACGGCGTGTTAAAGGCGGTTAAAGTTAATAATTTTGATGAGCTATGCGAGGCGATGTTGAACTTCCTTGATGTGTCAGGAGCGCATGCTGTATGCTTGGGGCAGGGAGGGGATTTCATAGCAGGAGCCAAGACAGGGTTGTGGAAGCAAGGTTTCAGCAGAAAAGCCATGAATACGTACTTCATGCGTACCGATAGAAGGTTTAAGTTCGTCGGTAAGTTGAACGAGGATGTGTGTACATATACGTGGTTAGGTAGTAGAGGCTATCTATTCCTTACAATACCGTTTGCGATGGTGAAGCCAGCAGGTACGCAGTCAATGAAAGGTGGCATAAGTGATTTGTACAAGAAAGTCGGTACGTATGTAAAAACATTTTACGCTGTAATGTATATGCCCAGTGCGGTGAAGGTAGCAGTAATGACAACATCACATGCGAGGGTGCATCATAAGGTATATTGGGAAAATTGCGTACCGCAGATATTGTCAGAGAAGTGGAAGAAAGGGGGAAAGTGATGTTCATTGATGTTTCAAAGTTGTTGTTTTACCAAGAGCGGTTTAAGGAGCGGAAGCCGATAACAGCTGAGATGATGCTTACTAATTTCTGCAATTACGATTGCCCGTATTGTCGGTATAAGCATGGGACAGGATATTTTACATTTGAGCGTTTTAAGGATGCCGTAGAAGTGTTGCGGGGGTTAGGTGTGCGAGGCTTTAATTTGACAGGTGGAGGCGAGCCGTTGCTCAATCCCGAGATAGACGAGATACTCAATTGGTTAGATGAACAAGGCATTAGTTATGGGATTAATACAAACTTTACACGGTACGTAAATTGCAAAGCCAAATGGATAAAAGTATCGTTACATCAGGGATATGACTTGAGCGGCGTAATTGAGAATATGAAGCGGTTTCGTAAAGAGAATAAGACTACTACGTTAGGTGCGCAGATAATTGTTGAGAGTGTGGAGGATGTGCGGCATCTGTGGAATGCGTATAAGGATTTGGACGTGGACTATATTGTTTTTCGTCCAATAGAGATGCCGGGCGGCTATTACGAGGATGTGCACGATATAGTGGAGGAGTTGGAAGCCATAGACGATAAGAAGTTGCTCATAAACTACAAGTGGTATTACGTAAATGAGAGGTGCGAGCGCTGTTATGCCGATTGGACAGTGATAACAGTAGATTGGAACGGTAACGTATGGTATTGCTGTCACAAACCCGATGAGGTAGTCGGTAATTTGTTTAAGGGTGATGTGCTGGAAGCCAAACGTAAATGGGTAACAGACATGTCTAAATGCGATATACCGTGTAGGCATACCGCAAATAATATAATACTGAAAGAGTACCGAGAGCCAAAGCATGTGGAGTTCATATAAAAGGAGGTGAAGAAGTGGGAAGACCAAAGGGTTCTACCAAGCTGACAAAAGATATCCAAGATAAGATAGTTTCAGCGATTAGATTAGGTAATTATATGGAGACAGCAGCTGCTTATGCTGGGATAAGCAAGGATACTTTATATGCTTGGTTGAAGCGTGGGCAACGTGAGAAGGAAAAGAAGGAAAAAGACCCGTCATACGAAATCCCAAAATATGAACGTCAGTTTGTGCGATTTTCTGACGCAGTAGAAAAGGCACTTGCAGAAGCTGAGATGAGAGACGTTATGATTATTTATGAGGCGTCAAAAGAGCAGTGGCAGGCAGCAGCTTGGAGGTTAGAGAGAAAGTTCCCTGACAGATGGGGTAGGAAGTTAAGCGTAGAAGGGAAGCAGGAACTCATAATCCCAAGAGTTGAGATAGTATATGAAAACACTGATACAGAAGACTGATGAAGGAATAAAGATAAAGCCACATAGGGGTCAGCAGTTAGTTCTTGAGGCCAAGGAACGTTTCGTTGCGATGATTTGTGGCACGGGTGGAGGGAAGACATCATTAATCCCAGTGTGGCTGTTGCAGGAGTTGAGGCGGGACTGGGAAAATGGTATTTTCGATAGTGCGTATTTGGTTGTCAGTCCAACGTATTCCATGCAAAGAAGGTTCATCGTTCCCGCAATAACAGATTTGTTTGATGCCGTTACAGGTGGAGTATTGAGCAACGTTGATAGGTGTTATTACTTGCCGCAGGGGAATAAGATTTATTTAGGTTCAGCGGATAATCCGTTTACGTTGGAAGGAGTTCACGTATATGGTGTATGTTTGGATGAAGCGGGACAGATGAGGCGTGAGGCTTGGGACGTAGCATTAAGGCGTGTAGGTTTTTACCAAGGGCGGATATTGATAACAACTACACCGTATAATAATGGGTGGCTTAAAACAGAATTTTACGACAAGTGGAAAGCGGGGCTACCCGAATATAGAGTGGTTCAGTTTGCGAGTGTAGAAAACCCTGCATACCCGAGAGAAGAGTTCGAGAGAGCCAGAAGGGACTTACCCGATTGGATGTTCAGGATGTTTTATATGGGTGAGTTTGCGAAACCCGAGGGATTAGTTTACCAAGATTTCAATCCGAGTGTGCATGTTGTCGAGCCATTTGATATACCGAAAAATTGGACACGGATTGTGGGGGTAGACTTTGGCTATAATAATCCGTTTGCTGTGCTGTGGTTGGCGATAGATGGAGACAATAACATTTACGTATACCGAGAATATTACGAGCGAGAGAAGTTGCCCAAAGAGGCAGGGGAAGATATTGTGCGTTTATCAGAAGGCGAGATGATTGATGCTGTCATATGCGACCCATCACGTCCAGAGGGTATGGAGGATTTGAGGCGGTTAGGATTACCAGTTCAAGCGGCTGACAATTCCGTATTAACAGGTATACAAAGAGTAACAGAGAAGTTGAAGGCAAGGCAGTTGTTTGTATTCCGTGGGTTGCAGAACACGTTGAATGAGTTCGAGGCATATTCATGGAAGGTTATTAATGGTGCACAATCAGAGCAGCCAGTAAAAGAGTTCGACCATTCTATGGATGCGTTGCGATATGCTATAATGTACATAACAGAACACATTGAAAAGCGTAGTCCTAAAGGGATTGACGTCTTGCGGGGGGTGAAGATCTACGGCGAATCCGTTTAAGTGGCTTGCAGGGGAAATATCAAAATTAAGGCAACCCGATTATGGGCAATATGGATGGGTTGTCAATGCTTATAACACGTCATATTCATTAAATACCTCACGAGTAAATTATCAGTTAGCACGTGAATTATATCACAATACAAACGAAGCTTACAAGTTAGGAGCGGGGTTTGCAAAGCCGATTATAAACACATTAGCTGGGTTTATGGGTGCGCCGCATTTCAGGTGTGCGGATGAGGAAGCACAGGCAGTGTTAGATGATTATCTCGTGGATTGGACAAGTAGAATCTTGCGAGTTCACCAATTGACATTGAGAGATGGCGACTGTTTTCTATATTTGTATGTGAATAACAAGAGAAGTGTTCTTTATCCAGAGCGTGTTGGTGGTTCAGTGGATTTCACAATCATACCGCCAGAGCAAGTTGCAGACATTGAGTTGGATCCCATTACGCATGAGCCAGTAGCATATACGATTTCGGCAAGGGTAATGTGGGATCAGGGAAGAAGGCAGTATAACTATACCCAAATCGTAACAGCAGATAGCATTGTAACACAAGCTGAAGGAGACGTACCACCAGATTTGAAGGTAGGAGAGCAACCCAATTTATGGGGTTTCATACCAATAATACATTTTAAGAATGAGGCGGAAGAGACGCAGTTATTCGGCAATTCCGAGTTGGAAGCAGTAGAGCCATATTTTAAGGCGTACCACGATGTGATGTTACATGCTTTGCAAGGTTCAAAGATGCATTCAACTCCGAGGATGAAGTTACAGTTAAAAGATGTCAGCGGCTTCCTTAAAAACAATTTCCCTGAAGCGTGGGAAAGTATTCAGCAAGGTCGACCAGCGAGAATTGATTTAACAGGTCATGAGCTTTTAATCTTTACCAATGAAGAGGATGCTTCGTTTATTGAGGTTAGTTCAGCGATAGGTGATGCGGGGTCATTGTTAGAGTTGTTATTTTACTGTATTGTTGATGTGTCTGAAGTGCCCGAGTTTGCATTTGGTGTGCACACTCCAAGTTCGCATGCGAGCGTGAAAGAGCAATACCCGTTGTTAATTCGAAGAGTAGCACGTAAACGTGAGATGGTAACAGAAAGTTGGCAGCAATTTGCACGTATGGTATTGGCAATGCATTCGCAGGTGACAGGGAAGAGGTTCAGGGACTATTCAGTAGCGTTAGCATGGGATGAAGTAATCGAGCGAGATGAAGAGCAATATGCAAGGGTACTTAATTTGCTCACGCAGGCAATTAATACTGCATTGATGGGTGGCTTCATGAGTATGGATGCGGCTGTCGATTTGTTGAGCGAGTATGTGGATACCATGAAAGGTTATGTTTCAGATAATGAAGAGCTTCCGGGCGAGCGAGAGAGGATAATAAGGAGTTGGATATTACGACAGCGGCTTGAAGAAAACGCTGGGATGAATGCACAATTAGAGGAGATCAATAAGGCGATAGAAGAAGCACGTAATGAGCTGGCGTGATGATTTGAAGCGTTTCAATGGGCCGTATTATAAGTGGGCACTTGAAAACAGGCGAAAGTTTCTTACTACCGAGTTAGCCACAGAAAAGGCATTAGCAAAAGAATTGGAAGGGTTAGTCGAAGACTTGAGTTTGTCCATAGAAAAAATGCCACTTGATGTTGGAGCACAGATGAAGTATGTCCGAGAAGGGCTGAAGGATTTCGCCAAAGCATTGGATGGGAAGCAAAGGGGTGTTATCAGTAAAGGCATCGAGAATGCAGTAGGCATTGGGGTTGAGTTTAACGAGAAAGTTAGTGCGGATTTGTTGTTAAAGGTATTCCCTGAAGTAGCGGAAAAAATACAAAATGTGTTTGGTTCAGTGCAAGAAGATGTTATAAAGGCAATGTGGAATCGCAGGGTTGGTGGTTTATATTTAAGCGATAGGATTTGGAATATAACTGGTGATACCACAGAGGCGATAGGGAGGATATTAACAGCAGGGATAGCAACAAATATGGACCCTGTGGATATAGCAAGAGCATTGACAAAGTA